TAATTTATTATAATTTTCAAACGCAAATATATTTGCCAAAACAATATCATCAACATAGACAAAATCACGTTTTGGTTTTTTTGGGAATAAAAAAATCGGTTCGTTATTTTTATCTTTAATAAACATTTGGTATGCAACAGATGACATTTTACCTTTATGTTCTTCACCTGGACCATATACATTAAAATATCTTAATCCAATCCCACCATTAGATACAACATAGTCTTCAGACACATATTTACTCCAACCATATAAGTTTGATGGGTGTTGATTATTGACTCCGTAATTTGCGGCTGATGAAGAATATATGAATGGTATCTTTTTATTTTTTGATAAATTCATTATATGTTTTGTAAATTCATAATTTAACAACATCATATAATTTACGTCTTGTTCTAAAGTATTTGAACAAGCACCAACGTGAAAAACTGCGGTTATATCTAACCAAAATAATTTCGAAACCTCATCATACCAATCAGTTGACTTAAAAACAGATTCATTAATTTCAATAATTTCATATAAATCCGATAATTTTTTTTTGAGATTATTACCAATAAATCCATCGGTACCTGTTATTATTATTTTTTTCATTATAAAAAACATAATGATTCAAAAATAATTGTGAACGAAACCATTTATAATATTGTAATATTTATTAATAAAACCTATTCAAAGTTACGAAAATAGAGAGTTCATGATTTTCAATGTATCAGAACTTAACCAAATAGATTTTTCTCAGGTTTTAGAAACCTCGGCAGAGACCGTAAGAGAATCGGTTGATAAAACTAAAACATTTGTTAAGTGGGACGGACCAATTATTCCAACATGTGTGGAAAATTTAACTACTAAAGAAGGTCCATATACTTATTCTGAAATGTTGGACATTTTGGCAACACCATTTTGGACAGACCCAAATCCTCCAGGTCCTTAAGTTTTTTATTTTTTACTTAATAATATTTGTAAAATTTGGTTGCCTATTTACTGCACAACCAGTCCCATTATGGTTCAAACTGGTGGATAAACTTGAAGTTGATGGATTGTAACTAAAACTTTGTTCTGTCATTGCCGAATTAGTAAACCTTAATACCAATCTTAATCTATCACTACACGCGGCGCCGACCCAAGAAGGGTACGTAAGGGTAAATGTGTTTGTTGCTGCAACAGTTTGACCCGCGCTTGTGGTACCACTTGTCTGAGCGGTTCCGGTTGAATTTACCCTTATTAACTGTGCGGTTATGGTGATGTTCATATTGGTAACCGTATTATTCATTGTTAATGTTGCCGACCCAGTTGGTGCAGAGGTTGTATTTGGATAAAACTGAGGTGTTATTACATTGTATATCTCCGTAGTTAACGCAAGAATTAGAATGGTGGAAGTTGTTTTAGTAGCATCAAAAGTCCCAAAAGCCCTATTAGTTGTAATTGTGTTATCTGAAGCTGTAAGCTCTAAACTGTAAGTTGGCATAATTACAAGTCATTAAAATCCTCAAGTGTAAATAATTTCACTTGTTCAAAGATTATATTTAATTTGTCGTGGTTAATCATTAAACCAAACTTAATCCAAGGTCTTATATCTTCTACGTTCATTAATTGGTAAGGACAATAATAATCAGAACCCGATACTTGTTCCATGTAATTGGCCTCATATATTCTATAAAAATATTGAACACCTATTTTCGGAATATTTACCCAATCATGATGTTTTGAATTAAAAATTTGTATATCACCACCGTCACAAAACCAAACAATCCACCCAACTAAGGTTTCATTATTTATTTGTAACATTTCTTTGTCTATTATTTCTATTTCTCTCATTTTGTTATGCTTTTTTGATTGTTACACTAAATTCAGTAATTCCCGCAGAAGCGGCACTGGTTGTCACCCAAACCCAACTGTTTGCCGCAATGTTTGGATTTGTAAAACTTGTGGTACTAGCCCCTGTTGTTGAAGTGGTTGTTCTATTAATCACAGCAGTTCCCACGTCAGTTCTATTTGTTCCAAAAATAATAGAATATGTGATTGAAGGGGAACTTCCTCGTACTACATCCCAAAGATTTGTTATTGTGATTGCGGCGTCTGTGAAGAACCAAGTATCGTTTTCAGTACTGGTTGGATACTGAATCGTCATTGTATAATTTGAACTACCTGCAGGACCCGCAGCACCTGATGTTCCTGAAGAACCTGATGTACCTGCAGGACCTGAAGTGCCTGATGTACCACTAACACCACTAACACCTGCAGTACCACTTGAACCTGAAGTACCACTTGAACCTGAAGTACCACTTGAACCTGAAGTACCACTAATTCCTGATGAACCTGAAGTACCATTAACACCTGATGAACCTGAAGTACCGTTAATACCTGAAGAACCTGAAGTGCCACTAACACCTGATGAACCTGAAGTACCACTAACACCTGATGAGCCTGAAGTACCATTAACACCTGATGAGCCTGAAGTACCATTAACACCTGATGAGCCTGAAGTACCATTAACACCTGATGAGCCTGAAGTACCACTTGAACCTGAAGTACCATTAACACCTGATGAACCTGAAGTACCATTAACACCTGATGAACCTGAAGTACCATTAACACCTGATGAACCTGAAGTGCCACTAACACCTGATGAGCCTGAAGTACCACTAACACCTGATGAGCCTGAAGTACCACTAACACCTGATGAGCCTGAAGTACCAGACGTACCTGATGAAATTTCTACACCATTAATCGATGCCATAGTTTAAGTCCCCACCCCCATAATAAAATTTAAAATATTCAATTTATTATATTTATTATAATAAATACTATGGTAAAAAAAAACGATGACAATCAATGTGTATGTTTTTTTTTAAACAATTTTTTTGGCGTGATATAAACCAGTTAATTAAACAAATCTTTTAATCTTTTTTGAGTTTATTCATTCTCTCATACATCTTCATTAATTTGAGAGATTCTTGATATTGTTTTTCTAATTTAGAAACGGTTTTTTCATTAGCAAAAGATTCAACCGCATTATTATAAGCGTCTTCACTTTCCTTAATCATCCTTTCTATGGTTTTGAGTAATTTCATTTACTATAAATATTTCCATATAAATATAAAAGACAAACAATTCTTTATATTCACTTCATTAGGTAAAAACTTATATTCTATTATAAATGGAATTATTATAATGAAACCTAAAAAAAACTCAAAAATTTTTGTACAAATTGCGTCATATCGTGACCCACAATTGGTTCCAACAATTAAGAACATGTTGGAAAATGCTAAGAATCCTAAAAACATTACAGTAGGTATTGCAAGACAATTTCACCCTGATGATAAATTTGATGATTTGTCTGAATATGAAAATGATGACAGATTTAGAATTTTGAATATTCCCTATCAAGAAGCTGAAGGTGTTTGTTGGGCAAGACATTTAGTACAACAATTATATAAAGATGAGGCTTACACACTTCAGATAGATTCTCACATGAGATTTGCACCAAATTGGGACGAAGAAATGGTTAACATGGTTAAACAACTCCAAAAGAAAGGAAATAAAAAACCATTATTAACGGGTTATGTTTCATCATTTGACCCTGATAACGACCCAGCGGGTAGGGTTCAAGAGCCTTGGAGAATGGCTTTTGACCGATTTATTCCTGAAGGCGCTGTGTTTTTTTTACCCGAGACAATTCCAAATTGGAGAGAATTAACTGAACCAGTACCTGCAAGATTTTATTCAGCACACTATTGTTTTACATTAGGACAATTCTCAAAAGAAGTTCAACACAACCCGCATTATTATTTTCATGGTGAAGAAATTTCAATTTCAGCAAGAGCGTATACTTGTGGATATGATTTATTCCATCCACATAAAGTATTAATTTGGCATGAATATACTCGTAAAGGTAGAACCAAACAATGGGATGATGACAAAGAATGGGTAAGAAGAAATAATCAGGCTCATTTATTAAATAGAAAATTATTTGGTATGGACGGTGAAGTTCAAGAAGGACACGATGGTCCTTTTGGATTTGGAACTGTAAGAACATTAAGAGACTATGAAAAATATGCTGGTCTTATTTTTTCAAAAAGAGCGGTACAACAATATACGTTAGATAAAAAGTATCCACCAAATCCACAAGAATTTGAAACAGAAGAACAATGGTTAGAAAGTTTTGCTAGTATATTTAAACATTGTATAGATGTAAATTACGCATCAGTACCTGAAAAAGATTATGATTTTTGGGTTGTCGCCTTCCACAACGAACAAGATGAAACAATATATAGAAAAGATGCTGATAAATCTGAAATCAATCAAATGATGAATGACCCTGATGGATATTGTAAAGTATGGAGAGAATTTCAAACAGCTCACAAACCAAAGTATTGGGTTGTTTGGCCACACTCAGAATCTAAAGGATGGTGTGAAAGATTAACAGGAAATTTATAATGAAGAAAATTGCTTTTCATGCTAATCAATTATCGTTAAGAGGTACTGAAATTGCATTATTTACTTATGCGAAATACAATGAAGAGATATTAGGTAATAAAAGTGTTATTTTCAGTTCACCAAATAATAATTTAGACGCTTTAAAAAAATTTGAAGAAAGATTTGAAGTTAAATTATTAAATTTTTGGGAATATGAACAGTATCTAATTAGTAATAATTTTGATTATTTGTATGTAATTAAAGGTGGTAATGATGAGGGTTTGTGGTTAAAAACAATACCAACATTAGTTCATGCTGTGTTTAGGTATAATGAACCACATGGACATAGATATTTTTATGTTTCTGATTGGTTATGTAAAGACCAGGGTTATCCAGTTGAAACACATTCACTTCCACATATTTGTGAAAAATTACCATCACCAAAATATGACTTGAGAGTAAAATTGGACATTTCAAAGAACTCAAAAGTATTTGGTTGTTATGGTGGTGCAACCGAATTCAATATACAGTCAGTCAAAGAGGCGATTATTGATACAGTTAATAATCGTAAAGATACTGAGTTTATTTTTATGAATATTGATAAATTTTATGAACACCCTCAAATAAAATTTTTACCAGGAACATATGATTTAGAAGAAAAATCTGCGTTTGTAAATGCTTGTGATGCTATGATACACGCAAGAAGTGGTGGTGAAACTTTTGGTTTGGCAATATCAGAATTTGCTTTAGAAAATAAACCTATTATAACATATGAATTGTCAGGTGAAAGAAGTCATATTGATATATTAGGTGAGAGAGGAATATATTATAGAGGTAGAGAAGATGTTTATGATATATTCAATAATTTAGAAAATTACTTAAAATATGATGATTATTACAAACCGTATTTACAATTTTCACCTGAAATAATTATGAATAAATTTAACACTTTTTTACAATAATGAGAAAAATTTTAGTTTCAACAATATCATTTGTTAATAATAAGAAAACAGGTTCTGAAATTTATACAACATTTGCCAAAAGATTGGTAAATGATGTATTAACAAAAACGCCTTGGGACGTGATGGTATCAACAAACCGCTCAGATTTATTTCAAGATATAATAAATAATGAACGTGTTTTTATTAAAGAAGAATTATTAGAAAACCATAAAACACATGTTGGTGCTTTTAATCAATTATTAAAGTTTTATGCAATTAAAGATATTAATTCTTCATATGATTATGTTCTTTATATGGATTGTGATGCTGGTTTTACTGAACAAATCAATCTTGAAAATATTGAAAATATGATAAATCATTGGGAATCATTACAACATGATATGGTGGCATTAAGAACTGATGCAACATATGAATGGGCGGAAAATGAATTTAATAATACCACTGATTATGAATCATACCCAAGACCTTTATTTAATCCTAAATTTTTGTTTTATGGTGTTCACCCTGAATGGAGAGGTGCTAAATTACCATCAGAACATATTTTTTTAGTTAAAAATAATGACAAACTTAAATTAATGTCAAAACATTTTGAAGATTTCTGTACACAGTTTGAAACTCAGGATGAAAACCATCCAATAACTTATGATATGGAAGCGTTTGAAATAGGTGTATCTGCTTTTTTGGCGGGATATAATATGGGTGAAATGGGATGGTCAAACCAAGTTCAAATTTTTAAAGTTGGATTTAATGCCAACAATTGGGAAAAAGTAAAAATATGAGTATATTAAAAACACAAACAGATAATTTTATTATTAATACATTACCAAATGATTGGAGTGGTGTTAGTATACATAACACCAAATCTTGGGAACCGCACATTACAAATTTTTTAAATAGAAATTTTAAATTTGATTCAGTATTTGTGGATATTGGTAGTAATTACGGGTGGCACGCAATAAAAAGCTCACCATATTGTAAAACTGTGTATAGTTTTGAACCACAAAAATTCATTCATGATATTCAAACAATGAGTATTAATGAAAATAATATAACTAATATAAATTTATATAACTTTGGTGTTGGGGATAAAAATGAAATTAAAGAAATGTCACCTATTGATTATAATAGTAAAAGTATTCATATGGGTGATTTAAGTATTGGTAATGGAGGAGAAACAATTAATATTAAAACATTGGACTCTTTTAATATTCCTAAAGTTGATTTTATTAAAATTGACGTTCAAGGGTATGAGAAATATGTAATAAGTGGAGCAACAAATACTATTACAACTTCTAAACCAACAATTATTATTGAAATAGAAGACCACCAACTTAGAAGATTTAATTATGATGTTGTTGAATTATTTGAACAATTGAGAAATTTAGATTACCACATTTATTTTTTAGATTATCACTATCCATCTGACCATGTTTGTGTTCATAAAGACAATTTAAATGAATTTATACAAATTAATAGTCAATATATTAAACCATTAACCGAGAGTAACAATTTAAATCATAATGTTGAAAACGGGGTAACAGAAAAAATTGTATATGAAAAAAATTAGAATATGTGCCAATTGGGACACATCTGAAAATTTAACTGAAAGACTTATTAAACAATTTAAAAGTCCTGAAATTGATTTAACCAATATTGAATTTGTTTATGATGATTCTTATGAAATTATTATATTTTTTAATCATGTTTGTTCATCAATTAAAAAGGGTACCAAATCATACGTGTTTCCACATGAACCAAGTTGGAATGGTTCACACCAAAAAAACTTTGAAAATAATACCACAGTATTTGGGTTTAAAAATGAATTATATAATGGTACTTGTATTGAAACATTAGCACATACTTTTTATGGTGGAAGAGGTCCTTGGATGGACCCATTATCTTTTTGGTGTTATGATAATTTATCATCAAATAATTTTATTAAAACTAAAAATATTTCATCATCGGTTACTAAGACTAATACAAATTTTGGTGAAACTTGTTTGTATCCACAAAGAACTAATATTGCATCAATGATTGAAACTTTAAATTTTGTTGATGTTTATAATGGAGGTGAAAGTAGTCCAAAACGACAAGATGCGTTGGTTAATTATAGATTTAACATTTCAATTGAAAATGAGTATCAAGACAATTGGATTAGTGAAAAATTTTATGATTGCATTTTAACCGATACAATACCAATTTATTTTGGATGTAAAAATATAAGAGAAATATATCCTGAAGATGGTTATATATTAATTGAGGATATCAATAACGTTGAAGAAATAAGTGAGTTAATTAATCATATTGATAAAAATTCTGACATGATTTATCAACAAAAAATTAACGGTCTAAAACAAATTAAAGAAAAATACTTTAAACAGTATAATTTATTGAAAAAAATCGTAGAATTATAATATGGAATACGAAGACAAAGTTTACAAAAAATCAAGTTTAGAACATAATGATAGTATCTCAACATATGATGGTTGGGGTGCACAACAAAACCCAAATGCGTTTGAAGTGTTTTATCATTTTTTAAATGAAATTAAACCATCAAGAATTTTAGAAATTGGAACATCTTTGGGTGGATTTACATCATTTTTAAATTACGCAACAAAAAGATTAAATATACCTTGTCATATTTTATCATATGACATTTATCACAAAGAATGGTATGAAGATATGATTAAAGAAGGTATTGATGTTAGAGTTGAAAATGTATTCAATAGTCACTACACAGAAGTAAAACAAGAAGTAATTGATTTTATTAATCAAGATGGTACTACCTTAATACTTTGTGATGGTGGAAGTAAAATTCATGAATTTAAAATATTATCTGATTATATGAAATCAGGTGATTTTATTATGGCACATGATTATTCTGAAAATGAAGAAACATTCAAAAATAATGTTTATATGAAAATTTGGAATTGGCATGAAATATCAGATAAAGATATCCAAGAAGCATGTGATAAAAATAATCTTGTAAGTTATAATAAAGATGTTTTTAATACGGTTGCTTGGGTTTGTAAAATTAAAGAATAATTATGTCGGTTACAATTGTTACAGGTTTATGGAATATTAATAGAGATGGATTGACCGAAGGATGGTCAAGAACATTTCAACACTATTTAGATAAGTTTGACCAATTATTACAAATTGAAAATAATATGATTATTTTTGGTGAACCCGAATTAGAATCATTTGTTTTTGAAAGAAGAGATAGGTCAAACACACAATTTATAACAAGAGAAAAGGAATGGTTTAAACAAACAGTTCCTTATGACAAAATACAAGAAATTAGAAATAATCCTGATTGGTTTGGACAAGCAGGATGGTTACAAGATTCAACACAAGCAAAACTTGAATGGTATAATCCTTTGGTAATGTCCAAGATGTTCTTGATGAACGATGCACGAATTATGGACCAATTTAACTCACAACATCTTTATTGGTTAGACGCTGGTATTACAAACACAATTCATCCTGGTTATTTCACACACGACAAAATACAAAATAAATTACCTGAGGTATTTGATAAATTTGGATTTGTTGCATTTCCATATGATGCAAATAATGAAATACATGGATTTTCATATCCTAAGATAAATTCATATGCTGGCGATGATGTGAAGTTAGTGTGTAGGGGTGGATTATTTGGCGGACCAAAACACGTATTTTCTGACATTAATGGAATCTATTATAACATATTATCCGAGACACTAAGAAGTGGATATATGGGTACCGAAGAATCAATCTTTAGTATTATGTTATATAAACACAGCGATATGATTGATTATGTTGAAATTGAAGGTAACGGACTAATTTCAAAGTTCTGTGAGGATTTAAAAAATGACACATACGAAGTTAAAAATGTATTAGGTAGAAAATCATTAAACAAAGATTTAAATATTAATAATTCGGCACTTTATGTTATAACATTCAATAGTCCCAAACAATTTGAAACTTTGATTGAGTCTATGATTCAATATGATAAAGATTTTTTAGATAAACCAAAAAAATATTTATTGGATAATTCAAGTGATTTAGAAACAACTAAAAGATATAGTGAGTTATGTGATGAATTTGGTTTTGAACATATTAAAAAAGATAATTTGGGTATTTGTGGTGGTAGACAATTTATTGCCGAACATGCCGATGAAAACAATTTTGATTTTTATTTCTTTTTTGAAGATGATATGTTTTTTTATCCAAATAAAGGAGACGTGTGTAAAAATGGATTCAATAGGTTTGTAAATAATCTGTATATAAATTCATTAGAAATTACCAAAAAAGAAGACCTTGATTTCTTAAAAATGAATTACACTGAGTTTTATGGTGATAACGGAACACAATGGTCTTGGTATAATGTACCTCAACATATTAGAGAAGAATTTTGGCCAAACAAACCCAATTTACCTGTAATGGGTTTAGACCCAAACGCACCTAAAACAAAGTTCAATAAAATATTAACACATAAAGGTATTCCATATAGTTTGGGTGAAATATATTATTGTAATTGGCCACAAGTAGTTACAAAATATGGTAATAGAAAAATGTTTTTAGAAACAAAATGGAATAGACCTTTTGAACAAACTTGGATGAGTTTTATTTATCAAGAGACTAAAAAAGGTAATATAAATCCTGGATTATTGTTATTAACACCAACAGAACATGACCGATTTGATTTTTATGACGGTTCTTTAAGAAAAGAATCATAAAAAACAAACTTTAGATTATTTATATAAACAATGCCAGCATTACAAACATACGTTTTTACCGCATGTACGGACTCATCAATTAGTGGTGTTTCAACTACAACGTATCAGACAATTACGGGTTATGACTCTAATACGGGACAACTTATTGGTTGTATGGATAATACAGGTATTATTACCGGTGCCACTGATACAATAACAATAGAGGCAGGTTGGAATGATTGTGCAGAATGTTATGCTGATTATAGTGTTTATTCGTTTAGCGGATGTTGTGACAACACGACATACGATTTTTTAATTCCAAATAGTGGGTTAACTGCTTATACTTATGGTGAGGTATATGTTAATAACGGATTTTGTTATGTTTTAAATGGACCTGGTGTTGGGGCAACTTTAAACATATTTACGGGTACAACTAGCTACGTTGATTGTGCAACTTGTTTGAGTTCAAACCCATGTCCAACGCCAACACCAACGCCAACTCCGACTGTAACACCAACGCCAACTCCTGTACCAACTGATTATCAATTTTCGGCTTGTTGTTCACCATATGAGGTATTTGTAATTGAAGATATTGTAGCGGTATTACCATTAAATAAAGTATATTATATTAATAACACTGGTTTTACGGGATGTGCAACTGTTATAACTTATACTGGTTCAGGTAATCATTATTTTGGTGGTACATACTCAGGTAATTATGATGATTGTACACAATGTACTAATGATTATCCATGTTCAACACCTACACCAACACCTACTGAAACAGAGACACCAACACCTACACCAACACCTACTATAACTCCTACTGAGACCCAAACACCAACTCCCACACCAACTGAAACCCAAACTTCTACGCCAACACCTACTATAACTCCTACTGAGACTCAAACGCCTACCCCTACTACCTCAACAGGTACCACACCAACACCTACACCAACTGAGACCCAAACACCAACGCCAACACCTACTATAACTCCTACCGAGACTCAGACACCCACTCCTACGCCAACACCAACAATAACCCAAACACCTTCACCAGTACCTACTGATTATCAATTCAGAGCTTGTTGTAATCCAACACAAGTTTTTGTTGTAGATGATTATGTTGGAACATTAAATTTGGGTGAAACTTATTATATTTCAAGTACAGGATTTACAGGTTGCGCAGAAGTAATACCATATACAGGATTAGGTGAGAGATATGTTATATTATCTTTAACAGGTCCATATGTTGATTGTGATACTTGTACTGAAGATTACAACTGTTATTGTCAATGTAAGGAATATTTGATTAATAACACTCAAGAGTATTCTTCATATATTAGTTATTATGATTGTTATGGTAATGAACAAAATGTAATTGTACCGGGATTAACTGAGTTAAATATATGTGCTTGTGAAGATACGGTAATTGTACCACCAGGTGTTATTTTAACATTATTGGGTGATTGTAACAGAATTACACCAACACCTACAATTACACCAACAATTACACCAACACCAAGTCCAACACCTGTTTATGGACCATGTAATAATGAATTTTGTTTATATACAAACTTCTCAGGTACATCAATGTACGATGGAAATTATACATCAGGTGGAACTTATAACGCAAGACCATATTATGTTGGGTCATCTGCGGGTTATGTTTTCTATGATGGTACAAAATGGTGTTTATCAGATACTTTGGGTGGGGATTGTATATTGGCGGGTAAATCACCATGTTTTTCAAATTGTCCTGATTTGGATGAACTGTTTTGGTCAGAAGGACCTTGTCCAACACCAACACCTACTCCAACTCCAAATGTCTGCCTTACGGTTGATTTCCAAGCTTTGTTTGATTGTGATTATCAACCTGAACCTACTGAAACTTGTCCAACACCAACACCAACTGTTAGTTTGACACCAAGCCCAAATCCTTGTGCATATGTTGATGCTGACATTACTGTTGAGGATACAACTCCGACACCAACTCCAACACCAACTGTTACACCAACACCAAGTTTACAAAGAAATGTTAACATATCAGGTTCAACAACTTATATAATTAACGATACCCAATTTGAATGTGTGTTTGTTCGTAAGATTCAAGATTGTTCAGATAATGAAATTTATTATGTAAATCAATCAATGAGAACATCAGGCGGAACAATTGTGAACACAGGTGAAACATTCAGCGCTGAAGTATCAGGAACAACTAGTTGTTACACTTATTTAGAGGATGTGTATAACCAAAGTCCAACATTAACACTTAATACTATTATTGAATCTTATGTTGATTGTTCAAGTTGTCAAAATGGTTCAACACCAACACCTACACCAACTAATACGGTAACACCAACGGTAACTCCAACTACAACTGTTACTCCAACACCATCTGTTACACCTACAATTACGCCAACAACTAGTGTTACATCAACACCAACACCAAGTGTTACTAAGACTGCAACACCAACTTATACACCTGATGCATCACCTAAAGTTACACCTACAACAACTAAAACACCAACGGTAACTCCAACATCAACAGTTACAGTAACTCCATCAGTTACTATGACCAAGACACCAACTAGAACACCTTCATCAACGCCAACTAACACACCTACCGTAACTCCAACGACAACTGTCACTCCAACTAAGACACCTACACCTACACCAACTAACACGCCTAAACCAGATAAGTTCTTGGTACAACCTTGTTCTCCTGTGATTGGACCAATAGTTGCGGTTAACAATACAGGTTTATTACCTGTTGTTATTGGTTCTAAAGTAAGATTGGCAGGAACAGGTTACGCAGGTATATGTTTTGAAGTTATTGGAACTACTTTGGGTGGAACCGCAACATCAATAATATCAGTACATGCTAATTGTACATGTTCATAATACTTAAATAAAATGGGAAGACAA